GTGTGTTGATAGTTTTGGTAATCCTACTAGCGTTGGTATTAACGGATTTAAGGCCTATCAAAGTGCCTGGCACGAACATCCAGATCGTGACGAAATCTGGAAACAGGAAGAAATGGGTCGTATTGGTGAAGAACGTTTTAGACGTGAACACGGTTGCGAGTTCTTGATTTATGATGAAACATTAATTAACAGCATCACACTAGCAGGTATGGAAAGTCGCGATCCCATTGAGAAACAAGGACAAGTTCGTTGGTTCCAAAAACCTCAGCGTGGAAAGACCTATGTAGTAGGATTAGATCCAAGTCTTGGCACTGGTGGTGATCCTTCAGCTATACAAGTATTTGAGCTACCTACAATGATTCAGATAGCTGAGTGGCAAAATAACAAAACACCAGTACAACGTCAAATTGCTATTCTTAAAGAAATTTGTGAATATCTATACGACACAATTGGTACACAAAACGATATCTATTATAGCGTAGAAAATAATACACTAGGCGAAGCTGCTTTAGTAGTGATTGCTGAAATTGGCGAAGAGAATATTCGCGGAACCTTTTTAAGTCAGCCCGTTAAGATGGGGCAGGCTAGGCTGCATAGAAAAGGATTTACTACCACCAATAAAACAAAGCTTGCAGTTTGCGCTAAATTAAAGAACTTAGTCGAAAATAAAAAGATGGTTATAAACAGTAAAAACTTAATTAGTGAGTTAAAAACTTTTGTTGCTCATGGCACAGGCTTTGCAGCTAAGACCGGAGAGACCGACGATCTAGTTAGTGCTACATTACTGTCTTTAAGAATGATACAAGCATTACAAAGTTATGATTCGGACTTGGATGAAAAAATGCGTGATAGCATTGACGATTATATAGCACCAATGCCTTTTATAATGATATGATAATTACCCCTGTTGACTCACAACTTGATTTGTTCATTGTTGATGATGTATTACCTAGCTCGTTGTTGCATGATATTACACAATTAGATCTATGGTCATGCCCATGGGAGGAGCAGCCCATGCAGTCAGGGTGGAATCGTCGTAAATTAATAACAGATAATCAATTGTTGTTTATTGAAGTTGATCAGCATTATAATAATGCTCTTGACACGATAGCCCAAGCAACTGGGATAGTATTTGAGCATAAGCATTGCTGGAGCAGTGTTTGGTTGGATTACGAAAACTATGTGTGCAATATACACGAAGATGGCGCTGAACGCGGATATACCCCTTTAATGGCAATGCAAGTATATCTGACAGAATCCCCGGACAATTTGGGTACAGTTTGGTATCACGATGCAGAAGGTAAACATATACGTTATGCTTTTCCCTATAAGCAAAATACAGGATATTTAATGCTTAATCACGCAGGGCAATATCACGGAATGCTAAACAAAGTCCCATCTGGGCATTTACGGCTAAGTAGTTATACCTACTTTGGTCAATTTAACCATAAATAATACATTATGCGCGAACTAGACAAAATTGCAGATGCACTTTTTAACAAAATTAGAGCTCGCTTTGATACAGTAAGTATTGGCGACAAAAAAGCTCAACGAATCGTTGACCCCGAACAAGCTAGATTTTTTAACTTTGACTACATCAGTAGCGAAGGTAAAAATTTTGGTAATGTTACAATTAGTATCATTGATGAAAATGCGCTAAAAATATATTTTAGTTCGAACATCAGTAACGGCCTTGAAGAAGAAGAGCAAAAAGAATGGTTCCAATTTTTAAGAGATATCAGACATTTTGCAAAACGTAACATGTTAACATTTGACACTAGAGATATTACACGAAGCAATTTAGATCTTAAAGATCTAAGACAACAGAGCCATTCAGACGGTACTTACGAAAAAGACGAAACTGCTATTGCTGAAAGTAAATTATACGGACACGGTAACAACAAGCATATGAGCTTTGGCGATGTTGGTACTCATAAACTAATTATCAAGCATAAAGATCAAATTGATCCTGATCGTCATGGCGCTCGCGGCAGACAAATTGAACATGTATTTGTAGAAACTCCTGTTGGTGAGCGATTCCTATTAGACCACACAAATTTACACGGAGCTCGTGCAATTGCTAATCATTTACGTCACGGTGGTCGCTTTGGTGACGAAGGCAGCGACTTAATCAACGAAATGGTCAAAGAAATGGCCAGCATGAAACACTTCGTGCGTAGTATGCGTAACCGCACATTTGAGGATACTGAAACTACTGGCATGGTAGAAGCAGCAGTACATCGTTACAACGAAGTTAAAGATCATTTAAAAAGATTCCAAGGTCGTAAAGGTCATGAGCAGTTGATGACCATGATGGGAATCCAACAAGAACCCAGCGAAGAAATTGATGAAGAATCTTTGCGTGAACGTTTTGTTAAAAAGATTTACGATGATAGGTTCAATGAAGCATTACCGTATGTTTATCGCGCATATAAGAATCGCCAGAATTTAGATACTCCAGGTAGTAAAGAATTTGAATCCTGGGCAAATGATGTAACTGAAGCAACCTGGGAAGACGACGCCGACGATCATGATGAAAACGAATTACTAGACATAGTTCAAACCCCATTGGCTGTTGGATTTGACGGCACGGATGCAATAGCCGCCCTTCGTAATGTTATCAACGATGAATCATTGACTGTGGCATTACGTAGACTTTCCAATAATCAAGGACCAGACGCTGATGCTCGTAGAACTCTTGCCGGATGGTTGGCATCCAATGGAGAATCGGCCCTAGCAAATCAAATTATACAAATAATGCAGAGTCAGGCTCAACCAACCGAACCTGCTCCACCCCAACCAGATGCACCACAACAACCTGTTGGATCAACTACTATGGACGCACCAGTAGTAAGTGAAGACTTGGTTTCGATGATGCGTTTAGCTGGACTAAAATAGTTTTCTAATTGCTCACAATCTATAAGTAACAGCATGGATGTTGTTGTCTGTAATTTCCCCCCAATGTGGCCTTGGTATATTCCTGCTGCTCCTGGCATACTGTTAGGAGCATGTAAATGGTTGAACTTAAAATCAGATTTTGTTGATTTTGCACAATTACAGGCATTGTCAGTCACTGACACGTATGAATGGGCAAAACATGTAACTGACAAAAAACCAAAATTAGTTGCATTTAGTTTATTTTCCTATCTTGCACAAGATTACAGCAAACAAGTAGCAAGACACATAAAATCAATTGATCCCACAATTAAAATTATTGTCGGCGGTCCTGGAATAAAGAATGAAATAAACAGCACTAATTTATCTTATGTTGATAATCTAATAGATAAAAAACTAATTGATTATTACCACGATGGCGATGGCGAATATGCTTGGCCTAAATTCCTAATTGAGTTTTTTAAATTAAAAGTCGTTGTTAACGAAAATGATCTTAATATTCCGTATTTCCCAGATTATAGTAATTTTGATATAGAGTATTATCAAAGTGAGGCAAACAAACGAGGCGAATATTTGTGGATTCCTATAACAGGATCTAGAGGATGTGTACGCAAATGTACTTTCTGCGAAATTCACGAGCATTGGAAATTTACCCAAAGATCCGCGGATCATATAGCCGAAGAAATTAGACAAACATTAAAGTTTATACCAAAAGGAAATTTAAATTTTACTGATAGCTTGATTAACGGAGTAATGCCCGAATTTCATAAATTATTAGATCATCTGATAAAAATTAAAAAAGACTATCCTCATCTTCGATGGACAAGTCAATTTATTATCAGGAACGACAAAGTATGCGGTAAAGACTATTGGAAGAAAATTGCTGATAGTGGAGCATACGCTATACAAATTGGAGTAGAAACCGGAAGTGATAGATTACGTGCTGATATGCGTAAGCAATTCACCAACGAAGATTTGGATATAAGTCTAAGTAATATGCAAAAATACGGAATTACTTGTACTTTTTTAATGATTGTTGGTTATCCTACAGAAACTGAAGAGGATTGGAAACAAACATTAGATTTACTACACAAATACAAACATCTAGCCGGTAACATAATTAGGTATATAAATTTGGGCGGTACAATGACAATAGATCCCGGGACACCAATATATAAAGAAGCCAAAGCAGGTAAAGATATTATCATATCCAAAGATGCAAAAGTTTGGTTTAATAAAAAAAATCCCGGCTTGACATTAAAAGAAAGACTTAGTAGAAGAAATCAAATTGAAGAACTAGCAAATACACTAGGATATCCATTATTTGTGGATAACCATATTATGAGAGATGAAATAGTTCATACTATGGAAAAACATCAAAAAATTATCAAAATAGTTGAAGAAAAACTTTAAATGGATTAAAAATAATTAATTTTTGTTTGACAAGATAAATACTACTGTTATATAATTGCACGGTGCAGTTATGTATCTAGGCACATATTAAGACCATCTTATAGGAGAAAACATTATGGCAACTTCATTAGCAGAAATTCGCGCAAAGCTACAAGCGCAAGAGACCCGTTCACAAGGCGGTCAATCACAAGGCGATAACGCCATCTATGCACACTGGAACATTCCAGAAGGTTCCAGTGCAAAAATCCGTTTCTTACCAGACGCAAACACAAGCAACTCTTTCTTTTGGGTTGAGCGTTTAATGATCAAACTACCTTTTGCGGGTGTTAAAGGTCAAGCGGATAGTAAGCCCGTAGTAGTACAAGTGCCATGCGTAGAGATGTATGGAGAGGCTTGCCCGATCCTGGCAGAAGTACGCACATGGTTTAAAGATCCAAGTCTAGAAGAAATGGGTCGTAAGTATTGGAAGAAGAAAAGTTACTTGTTCCAAGGCTTTGTAAAAGACAATCCACTCGCGGATGACAAAACACCAGAGAACCCAATACGCCGGTTTGTGATAAGCCCGCAGATTTTTAATTTAATCAAGTCTGCACTAATGGATCCAGAACTAGAAAGCATGCCGACTGATTACACCGCTGGTTTGGATTTTACTGTAACAAAGACTAGCAAAGGTGGTTATGCAGACTACAGCACTAGCAAGTGGAGTCGTAAAGAGACTGCGCTGACAGCATCGGAGCAAGCAGCAATTGATACACACGGTTTGTACAACTTGGCAGACTTCCTGCCCAAGCGTCCAGGTGATGTTGAACTCAAAGTGCTCAAAGAAATGTTTGAAGCATCAGTTGATGGTCAAGCATACGATCCGGATCGTTGGGGTCAGTATTTCAAGCCTAGCGGC